AGCTGATTTACTGTCAGCTTTTAATTCTACTTCTGTAAAGATTCTACGATACTCGTCTGTATCCATCATGTTACGAACTTTACGACCAAACCTTACGGCTAACTCACCTGTATGAGTTGTCTGCATAATTTTTCTTTTAGGTTGCTTACCCATAATCCAAGCTGGAAAATAAGTAGAACAAAATTCAGACTTGGTATGACGAGGAGGCATATTAATAATTAATCTGTTGCATTTACCATTAGCAACGTCTTCTAACTTTTGTGCAAATATTTTATGGTGACGGCCACAAATAAACTCAGGCCACATGTGATCAATAAAATCTAAGAATGTTTCCTGACAGCCTTCTCGTTTTTCAAGCAACTCTAAGCGTTCTTTTAGAACTAGAGTTTCTTTGATCTCTTGATCAGAAAGATGTGCTAGATTCATAAAGCAGCTAGCATATTGTCTATACTAACAGGACCACCTGCCTTAAATGCGTCAACGCCCTTCTCTTGAACCAGCTTTCTTATCTCGTCATCAATTTTAACGTAGGTGCCATCAAATTTATTTCTTGGGCCTTTAAACTCAATATCTTTTGGTTTTAAAACATAATCTTTAGGATCTAGACCAAGCTCCCTAATAATTCTATCTATTTCATTTTCTCCTTCTCTAAAAACGCCTTGTAATAATTTGCTGCCTTCTCCTCCCTCTTTGCCTAATCTTTTTGCAGCTGAGTCAAAGTACATTCCATCTTTTCCTTCTTCTACAGCTTTTAAAAAGTTAGACCTAATAGGCAATTTCATATAGTTTGTTCTGGTGCCTTTAGCATAAGGATCAATAGGATAGCCTTTTAATCTATCTGCATTAACTTGAGTAGCTTTTTTAAGAATCTTTACTCCGTTGCCTATATCAAACGTCATTTCTTTATTGTTGACCATTTCATTAAAATAATTTAAAGCCCTTTCCCCTGGAGTTCCTGGCCCATACTTTTGTACAATAGCGTTTGTATTAGGGTTTTCAACTACCTCATAAAATATTTCATCTAAGCTCTTGCCAAGGGATTCGGTAAAAGGTTTTCCTGTTGCAGCTTCTAAGTCTCCCTTGCTGAGAGTAAAACCACTAAAATCATCAACTGCGCTGCTTGGTATAAGGTCACGAGACTTGGCTTGCATTTTAGCAAGTTTTTCTACGTCCTCTGCAAGAGATGGAGAATTAATATCTAAGCCTGTATTTTTTATTTTATTTTGTAAATTTATTTGATCTTGAGATAACTTATTAACTTGAGGTACTATTTTGTTGTACTCATTTAATTTTTTCTTTAAGACTGCTAAAGCTTTGCCATCAACATAAGGTGTAATTGGAAATTCTTTTTGTGCGCTTTTTACAACTCTTTGTATGGTTGAAAATGTTGAAAGAGGAAACTCAACGTTAATATTTTCTGGCACATAAATACCAGAAGTTTTTATAACTCCTTCATCTTTTGCTTTTTTAATAAATACTTCACGCAATTTTAAAGGTGATGTAATTTGAGGATTTTCTCTTGCAATTTTAACTGCAAATGATCTCATCTCATCACCCATACTGTCAGAAAGCGCGTCAATACTTTCATCATCAAATATTCTTTCTATTTGATTTCTACTATTTCTTTTAGCTAAATTTCCCATCTCTTCAGCATAATCAGATTGCACTCTAGCTACGTTTAAAAAATTATCTCCACCAATAAACTCTGTAATTTTTTCTGTTTCAGGAATATTGGGTAATTTAAACTCTGATGTACTGTCAAAAACAAAATGATCTTTGTGTGGTGCTTCTGAATAATGATCAAATTCTTTTCTTGTTATACCTCTGACATGAAAAGTATTTTCTTTAATGTTAGCAAACTCATCTCCTAGTTCTTTTATTTGACGTGAATGTTTATTGTTTCCTACTATTCTTTTGCTTATGGCATCTTTTTGATTGGTTTTAATGTATTGCGACAATCTTTGTCGGGTAATTTTATCTAAAGAACCTCTAGTCCCCACTTCCTCTAAAAGTTTTGGGTGTATTTCATTTGCCTCATCTAGTATGTTAAGTAATCTTAGCTCGCCTTTAGGTACACCAGCTTTTTCTAGTTCGTTTATGTAGGTTATTAGCTTTCCTTGAACAGGAAGTTTTTTGCTGTTATTAATAAACTTAGCAGCTTTAGATGTTAGTCCAAGGTTTTTTATTCCGCTTTCTAATGTTCCTGGGTAAATCATCTCATCTAAAGACAAGGGTTTAAATTCTTCTACTTTAGGTACGGGTAAAGTTTCTTCTGCTTTCTTAGGTGCTGCTTCTGTTGTTTTTTTAGGTGGGGTTGGAGCATCAATTACAGGGTCAATTGCTTTAACTGCTTTAGCACCACGAAGAAGTCTAAATAACGGTAATATGCTTATGGCACTAAGGCCAGATAAGCCGTAGTTTCCTAACGCACCAAGAAAGTCTTTTTCAGCTATATTTTTTGCACCCCTAGCGCCAAACTCACCTATCTCATAAACTGCAAGTGCATCTCCGATACCAGGAGAAATACTAATGGCTATTTGATCTACAAATGGAAGTTCCTCAAAATCACGATAAGCATCACGAATGTTGCCTTGTTTCGCTGCTTTTGTAAGGTTTGTTAGTACTTCTTCTCTGGTTGCCATTAAAGTATTTCAGGTTGGTAGCCTTCTAGCTGTTTTGTTACTTTTGCTTCGTCAACACTCAAACGGTTAAATTTATCTTGAGATTTACTCATTAATTTAGCGCCTTGAGGTTCACCTGCATTATATTCTGCTTGCCCTCTACGATAGTCCGTTTGTGCTTGTCTCTTTTGTTGTTTAATTCTTTGTAAACCATCATACAATTTTTTTGCTTTCTTTGCAGACAATCCTGCTTTAACAAATGGTCCACCTGCTAGAGCTGCATAATCAATTGGGTCTGTAGGATCAAAGAAGATGTCGGTAACATCTTTAATTGAAATGGATTCGTCTGGGGGGTTATCTAGTTTTTTTTTTCTAAACTAGAAAGAATATCGTCAAGATCAGAAATAGTTCTTCCTTGATCAAAACCTCTTTGTTGGAAATCTTGAGTAATTGGATTTGGTTTCATGCTATTCATGATTTCTATTCTTTGTGCGTCAGCATTATTAATCTCTTGCACGATCATGTCGAATGATTCTCTGTCTCTGTTTGCTTCGGCTTCTTTTAATTGGTTTTGTAACATTCCAATTCTATTTTCTATACCAAATAATTTTTGTTGAGGATCTGAATTAAGAAAGTCAACCATACCGCCGTCATCAATATTAACGTCTCTACCTTGATTCATCATCATTCTTGGTTGGCCTTCCATTTGATTCATAAGACCAGGTATACCTCTATTCATAGGACCCCTGCGAGGAGGTAAAGCTTCTGGCATTCTAAACATTCTAGCTTCCTCTTCTGTTTTTGGAATTCTAGGTAACATACTTATATCTGGGGCTACAGCTGGAGGTGCTGGCATTCTTGGGGATGGTCTTCTGTCTACTTGAGGAGAATTAGGCATAAAAGTTCCTGCTCTCAATTCCTGCATAGGCTGAGGAGCCATAGGCATCACAGGAGATACTTGCTGTCTTGCTTTATTTTTTATGTTACTAAAGAATCCCATTTGAAAATAATATATTATTTAGATAGTAAAACCAAGTGCGCCTTCGCCCATTCCAAACATTTCTTCTGCCATCTCTAACTCTTCAAGAGTCATTCCGATTTGTTTAAGGAACTCTTCAACTTCTTGTTCGCTTGCACCTTCGGCCATCATTTGTTCTACAATTTTCATAATTTGCATGAGGGCTTCTTTAGCTTCGTTTTTCTCTTGCTCACTCAAACTATTAATTTGTTCTTGTAATTCGTTAGGTAAAGTTGGGGCTGCTGGAGTCCCTTGCATCATTTGTTGGTCTGGCATCATTACAGGTGCAACGTCCATACCCATCATATCTTCGTCCATAATTATATCCTTAGTGGTTGTCGGCGAGCCTTATCTTAGGGGGAGAAGAGACATATACATATCTTTAGACTCGCTTTAACCGTTTTTACATATGAATTGATTGTAACACCAGAATAAATGAAATGTAAAAAAAATGGATTTTGTTTGAGAGAGATCTTGTCCTAGTGTGTGTCTCTACTGGTCTACCAATTTTTGTCCCTCCCCCCCATCCCAAAGCCCGATTCCCGATCCCAATTGCCCACCAAATAGAGTCCCATAAAAAAAGGGAGCGTTAGCTCCCTTAATTCCTCCAAGGTTTTTTAGTTCAATTCAAGTGGTGGCACTAG